TGTTTATTGGGAAAATGATAAATTTGAATATCGACCAATCTATTACTTTGAGTCATATTTTGGAGATAACCCATTTAAGCCAGAAGCCATCATTTATCCATTATTAAATCAAACTGCTGACCTATCCAATACGCTTGGACTACAATGGGCATACTGGGATGCTTCAACCTATGCCATTTTAGATGATGGTGGTAAAATTATGAAAGAAGTAGCTAACCCACTTGGTATTTTGCCATTTGTTTTTACTCATAGGGAAGACCAGATTGATTCATTCTTTGTTGAAGGAGCTGGTGATATTATTAATTGTAATGAGCAAGTCAATATTGGGCTAACGGAAATGAATCTAGGGCTTAGATTTAATATGTTTGGTCAACCTTGGGTTAAGGGTCTACGGGCAGACCAAGAAATGATGAGAGCTGGTTCCAATACTATACTGGATATGGGTGAAGACGGTCAATACAACGTCACAAGCCCATCTGGGAATATCGCAGAAGCTATTAACAATATTAAATTTCAAATCGAATTAGTCGCATCGAATAATCACCTATGGATTCAATGGGCTGAATCTGGCGGTGAAGTTCCATCTGGTATTTCCTTAATGATTAAAGATTTAGAAAGAAAAGAAGATTATTTTGATGATATTGCTATGTGGAGATTGTATGAAAAAGATTTTTATGAAGTGGAAAAGGCAATTGCGAGTTACAATGGTATTTCTTTGTCTGAAGATTTTGGTGTTGATTTTGAAGAAGTCGAATACCCAACAACAGTCCAAGACCAAATATTAAAAGACCAATTTGACCTAGAACAGAATCTTACTACCCGTGCTAAAATGATGATACGGGACAATAAGGACTTAACCATTGAACAAGCACAAGGAATTATTGATGCCAATAGACAAACAAACGAAAGCGAATCAAGCCAATCAATCTTTGCTCAATTCCGTGAGGAAACTGGACAAAATCAATGATATTGATATTAAATTACAGGGTACAATCGAAGAAATCATAGAAGACCCCGTTAAGTGGGCTGAATCCCAAATTGAGAAATTTGTCCTTGAACATCAAAAAGAATACCTAGAAGCCAAGCAATTGGGCGAGGAGATGTGGGATGAAATTAGAGATTAAAGCTAATTTTGATTTTGGAAAGATGGCGGATAAGCTACCAAAGGTAATAGATAAGTTTTTAAATGAATCTTACGCTGATGTAGTGGCGAAAGACTCAAAGAAGTTTATTGAAAGCAACCAAGTCAAACCAGCTCTTGAAGAATCTACCATAGAACTGCGTAAAACCAAGCCCCCCCATTCTGGTGGGCAAATACCACTATACGCAACTGGGGCGTTAGCAAAAAGCCTGTCTAAAACAAAGAAAGGATTAAGGATGAAGAGTTACGGAACTCTACATCACGAAGGGTATACCACTAGTGATAGAAGTTGGATTAAAAATAAAGTAGTAAAGCCTAGACCATTCCTACAAGTGAATAACCTATCAAAAATCACTTCCAAGTTTTACGATGCCTTAGAATTGGCTCGTAAAAAATAATTAACTTGTATTAACCGAGAAATAAAGGTACATTATGCCAACTAAAAAGGTGAAATTAGATGAAAAAGACAGAGACATATTACTTTGGGTTACTGCTGGACTGTCTTACGATGCTCGAATCTTCGCAGAGCGACTTGGACAAGAAATTAGAAGGCTTAATGGAAGTGGTATTAGCGAACAATCAATTATTAGGTCTCTTCATGAAGACCTTAGGGGTAACGGACGAATCTTCGGAGAACTTAAAAACTCCATTAAGCGAGGACTTGTTGGAGGAATTAATCAAGCATTCCGTAGACCGGGAGACATGGGGGAAAAGCTGAGATGGATTGCTGTATCGAAGAATCTATGCTCAGATTGTGCGAGTAGAGCTGGTGAAGTCGATACATGGGATGGCTGGATGTCAAGAGGTATGCCCGGTTCAGGCTGGAGTATCTGTAAGGAGTTCTGTTATTGCCAATTAGTCCCCGATGGAATGAATGTTGGTAATAGACTTAAGCTATGAAGAAATTTAAGACACTAAAGTGGGTGTGTAGGACTTGTGGATGGACTTGGGAAGTTCTTTCCGTGATAGTCAACGATAATCCCCCGGTTGAAAAATGCTTATCTTGTGAGTCATATGATACATCAACAGTTATCCAAGCCCCATCTATACAATTTAAGGGTTCTGGATTTCATAGTACAGATTACTCTTAATGCCATGTTTTATTTAATTCTACTATATAGATTATCTATTACTCTATACGTTAGTATAGAGGGATACAATATATTTAACATGGATATACCATATATTAGATGTTTATGGCATAATTTTAGCCCTACCCCACCCAAAATATTTGTATAGGGGGGTAAAGTGGGTATACCAAAAAATTTGCATACCCTATTGATTCTCTTCTAGTTCTTTTAGCTTCTCTTTCCACTTAATTCTTTTCAATGGGGACTGCCTACCCCTTGCGAGGAGTGGTAACCCCACTTTCTTGGCTCTTTCTCGTAATTGTCTTGCGTCATTCCGCTTTTTAGCAGTCTTCTTTATCAGTTGTGCGGATATTTTTTTCTCAACCTTCTTATAGGTCTCTTCAAAAATACGCTCCACTACTGGTTTCTTCTGAGCTACGTCCAATTCGACTGTAACATCCTCAAATTCTACATCCAATGGTAGTTCTTTCTTATTAGAGTTCAAGAACGCTTCAAATGGCGACTTTGTATTGGCAATCTCTACTCTTCTAATTAATTTACCCGAGTGTTCTAAAACTAGTCTTCCGGCTTGGACATTTCCGGCTTCTGCTTCCCTTATCATTGCTCCCAATACAGTTGGCAACCTTCCCCCGAAAGTAACCATGTACTTTTGATATAATATCTCAACGAATTCAGGGTCTTTGCTCCATCGGTGTATTGTCATCTTGGAAACGCCTACTTCTTCGCTAATATCCTTATGTGACCTCCCCGGCTCATCCACTAATAATTCTATTGCTTTCATCTTAGCACTTGTCCACTTTTCGGGCAGATTTATCATATTTTATCCCTATTATTACTTTAATTTATGACTTTAATGACTATGATACAAGTAATTTTAAAGTCTATCTCTAAAACCTTTGGAAAAGGTTTAAAAAAACTCACCTGAATCCAATAAAGGCACTTCTTCTACTATACAAACATAACTGACTTTCTTATGGCTTTTTTTCAAAATGGGACTCGACTTTCTTTTATTTTATTCTGAGAGTCAGACGGGTATCCCCCTAAAAAATTATAATTCATCACCCCCCACCCCACCCTATAAAATAATCCTTGCATATTGGGTATTGTGTCCAATTAAATATTTGATATATAAAAAATAAACCTTGCATATGATGGAAGCACTCCAACTAAATATTTGAGATTCTTAAAATAACTCTTGACAAAGGGGTCTGGATGATATACCCACAAAGTAAAATAACATTAAATAACACTAGGAATCCGTGCAATGTGTCCAATTGTTTTTTGTCCATTGTTAGAATATTACTTGCAATTGTCATAAAATCTATATGGCTCTATTCATAGCCTTAACAGCCTGAATTCCTGTAACCTTAGTTAGTATCCATTACAGATAATCTAACGATTTAGGGGTAAAATACGGCTCCGTATTTGGTGTCTTCATGGTCATATCTCATTGGTAGGTGTACCTACATTCATCTACAGGACATCTCTCTATTTAGGTGTATCCTTGCCCCTTTTAGCTCTTAATGAGAATGAGTCTCAATATAGGTAGAATGTGGTAAAATGTGGGTAAAATTACCGTCTATATATAAGGTGTAGAAAATAGTTAAGGGGCTTAACTATTTAGGGGGTTGACACGGGGCGAAAATTTTAGTAGGTTTCAACGACATATGAATCAACTAACTAACCAACACAAGAAAAGGAGCCCTTTTATGGCTAAAAAAACAAGTGAACAAACTCAAACCGGGAAACCAGTTACAACCCATTTGAGAAAGAATACAAAAAAAGAAATAGACGGTCTATTTAGTGGAATGGAAGCGATTAATCAGGTTCGGGACGGTATGAAGACAATATTGGAACGTGACCTTTGGAACCGCAAGGATGACGGGACAACTCCAATTACTGACCGATTGAATAAGATTTTCACCGGGAAAGATGACGAGATAATACAAGTGGCTAAATTATGGGTGAAACGAGAGTTGCAAACCGTAATTAAAATGCCGTCTCTCCAAGTGGAAGTTTTGGGCGAGAATGTCGACACTCAGAACGTCACAATAAAAAAAGTGTCAAAGCCCATGGTTGAAAATAAAGATAACCGTTTCGACGGGAATTTCAATGAAGTTGAGATTGGAACTTTCAAAGTTGTAATCGAGAATAAAAATAAGGTTGAAGAAACCCTAGAACAGAAGTTACAAAAATGGATGCGTTCCATAAATTACAATGGAAACCACTTATGGGATAAAAAAACCGATGTTTACGAGACGGAGACTGTGAGAATGTTACTCGATAACATAGATAAGGGGCTTGTAAAATAGTTAAGTAACTTAACTAAAAGCCGGGACGGTCTTTTGAGGGGTTCGATTCCCTTCCCGGTTTCTCAAAAATAAAAGGTAAAAAAATGGATTACATGGAAATTACACTAAATATTTTATTAGTTGTATGGTGTCTGGCATTTTGCTTAGATATTATATACAGGATAAAAAATGTATAGGTTAAAATTAAAATTGATTTTTTGGTGTCGTTTGATTGTCCCATTCGTGTTTTTGGTCGTTTGTATGTTTTTGAATGTGGCTTAATTATGGAGTTTAGAGAATTCGCAAAAGATGCCCACGGAAACAACGACACGAATTACTGCACGGTCGCTAGTTGTTCGGTTGTATTCGGTCTCTCGTATGCCGATTGCTACGCCATATTCAAGCGACACGGGCGGAAAGATGGTCACGGCGTACCTTGGGGAACCTACGATAAAATAGTGCGAAAAATAGCCAAAAAACAAGGTTTTAAGGTTACCCAATATGAAAGAACCTACAAAAATAAATCCTATTGTTTTATGAGTGCGGACGGGGAAACGTTGGTAAAAATGCGAACTTGGGACGGTCTCACCACCAAAAATTTTAGAGATTCTTTAAAGCGTGGTGATTATATGCTAGGGATGAGAAAACACGTTGCCGGGGTGAAAAATGGCATTTTAAAAGACTGGACGGCATACCAAACGAGGGCAAGAAAACCGGGCACGGCTCAAGCCCGGCTTTTTAAGATTTGGAAGATAGAAAAAATTGGAGAAAAGAAAAAAAGTTTGGCAGATTTATTAAGTGAACTAAAAAGTTAAGCAACTTAACTTTTATAAAAATGGAGATATAAAAATGAGTACTACTTTCGCAGTAATAAAAAAATGTAAGTGCGGTGAAATTAAGGATAAAATTGAAATTGCTCATAGGTCTGGGCAAGGTCACGGGAAACCCGTAAAAATAAAGTGGCTACATCCCTTTGTGGATGTCTTGCGAAACAATAGAAAAGTTTACCCAACCGATAACACGAACCAAGGTGTTTATAATGTCGGAGACCTTAGAAAATTATATAATAGGTATAAAAATGGAGTGAAAAAATGAAAGGAAAAATTCATATAATAAAAGGGTTTGGACTAGGGAATGGAGGGGGGAAGGTTTTTTCCGTTTATTGCTCATCTCATGATGGTGTAATACCGTCTATGAAAAATAATATAACGGGAAAATATACTTGTGGACATTGTTTTAAAATAATTAATAAGGCAATAAAAGAAAAATTGAGAGGAAAAAAATGAAGGGGATGATATTACACGAAACTGAAAAAACGGTTCAAATTATAACCTTTTCAAGTGCAAATATTAAAACCGGGGATATGTCTCAAGTCTGGATATTAAATAAGGATACTAACCCGGTCAAAGCCTTAAAAAATGGGGAATCTAAAGAAATTTGTTTCACTTGCCCTCATTTAGTCAATAAAACTTGCTATGTGAACACGGGGCAAGCCCCTCTAGCGGTTTATAAGGCTTATAAGCTAGGTAAGTATGTGCCTCTAGATTTAGACCTTTTAAAAGGTTTTTTAAAATGGAAGGCGGTTAGGTTCGGGGCTTATGGGGAACCCGTTTTAATTCCCTTATATTTGGTAAAATTTATGGCAGAAAATTCTAGGGGCTTTACTGGCTATACCCACCAGTGGAAGAATTTAAAATATCTAGAATATAGACCTTATTTTATGGCTTCAACTGATTCAATTTCGGAAACTTTAGAAGCTAATTCCATGGGTTGGAGGTCGTTTCGAGTGAAAGGCAAAAATGCACCTAACATGAAAAACGAAATTGATTGTCCAAACACTACGACGGGAATTCAATGCCGGGACTGTCAATTGTGCGACGGAACGAATAAGGGAGCCAAAAATATTTCAATCGACGTTCACGGTACAATCGGAAAAATAAATAAATTTAATTTAGTGAATGCGTAAAAAAGTTAAGTGAGTTAACTTTTTAATAATAAAACAGGAGTAATAAAATGAATCATATAGGAATTTTTGATGACTTAAATTATATGTCAGCAGAAGAACACAAAGACGAGTTGAAACGGTGGGTGAGGGCTTCAATGCAAAATTGTGAAGAATACCTAAAATGGAATGTTTATAATTCGATTGAATTGGAATTCATGGACTACGTCGCAAAGGGAATTAAATCCTTTTTAAAATCACCTTTCTAATAATAAAACAGAGGAAACCACAATGAAACAACCAAAAAAACAGAGAAAATACAAGGTTTTTACAATAAGAAGATTAAAAGCCCTTGTAAAAATGGCAGAAGCTCAGCACGGAGTTATAGTTATAGGCATGGAATCATCCGGTCATAAATTCCCCGGTCAACTTCAATTGACTGAAAAATCATATCGGGAAGTCATAGAGTTTACTAATGATTGAAACATTCGTGGAAGTTATATTTATGACCTTATCAGTTATATTTTTTGCCCGGATTGGAATTATATTATTTCAATATAATTGGTGGGAAAAATAGTACTTGACATTGTTATATTTTAGTAGTAAGTTACAGTGTCTCTAAAGCCTGTTATATTTGGAGTTAGAGAAAATGAGTGTGTAGCCCGATTGGTAAGGGGGCGGTCTGTAAAACCGTTTAACCATCAAGAAAGTTCAAATCTTTCCACACTCACAAAAAGTTAAGTGAGTTAACTTTTATAAATAGGGAGTTATAAATGGATAAACCAATTGAAATAAAAGGGGATTGCCAATTTATGCGAGACCTAGAATCTAATAATAAATTCGCCATGTATAATTTGATTGTCTCGAAAAGTGCGGTGAAATTATGGACAAAGGGTATAAAGCCCAATCGATATTGGAAAGTTTCGCACGTTAAAGAATACTTTGGCATGAATGGGAGTCCGAAAGTTTTACTTGAAAAAATGGAAACTTTATATTCTGTTATAATGGGAGATTTATAAAATGAAACACGATGCAAAAAGAACAAGGCATAAATGGGCAAAAATTTATAAATGTTATAATATGCATTTTATAAAAGAATATGATAATTTATATTATCAATGGAATACCAATATGCTTATCGGTGATGGTTATAAATATCTAGATGAATGCATAGATATTGCTAAGAAAAAAAGACTTGACACGGGTTTATAATTGTTATAAATTCGACCACCTAAACGAAAGGAAACACTACAATGATGATACTAAACTACAAATCAAAAAAGCAGATGAAAGAATCTATCGGGGAATCTCTAGATTATACTGAAACTTCATTTTTTGGTCTTGAGTATAAAGCCGATGGTACGTTTGTCGGTTGCAACAGACCTTACTCACCTGAATATCCAAAATTTTCACAAAGAAAAGGACGTGAATTTTTTGCTTCTGTCACCATGAAGAATGGATTAATACAGGTGGTCAAGTGATTGATTATATTTTAAACCCATACGTTTTAATAAATACGATGTGGATGATTACAATTATAATTGTAGCATTAATAATAAAAGTTAAGCCACTTAACTTCTTGGGGCATAAAAAATGAAAGTTACTATAGAAATGGTTGAATATTGGGTAGGGCTTGAAAATCCAAATGATATTATTTTAGAAATTGCAAATAGCATATTTTATGAAGATGAACATGAAGAAAATGAGTATACCCCTGAAATATTACACAACGATATATTAACCACATGGACGGAAAATAAAGATGAGGGCTGATGTATTCAAATATCTTGACGAATTGCGAGATTCTAATATTACGAATATGTACGGAGCAACTCCATTCATTCAGGCTAAATTTGGCTTAGAAAAGTCTACGGCTAGGAATTATTTAACAGATTGGATAACTTCTAAAAAACGAATATACACTAATGAAGGTAAAAATGAAAAAAGCTAAAACATATGCGGTGGTGGATTTAAATTCAGGATTTGTCTATGCCACTTTTACAAACAGAAAAAAGGCTGATAAAATGATGAGGGAATTCATTCGATTAGATGATATAAATGGGGTTGAAATGGGGGCATTCGATGATGCAAACTATGGAGTTATAATTGAAAAATAATAAACTGAATGTACTCAAATATTGTGCGAATTACGATACGGGTTATAAATGTTTAGGGTGTATTATATCCCGTACAGGAGAGATGGTCATTGATTCCAAACTTGCAGGTAAAAAATGCTTAATTGCCAAAGGTAAAGATTGCCAATACTTTGATAAAATAGTCGTACCCGGAATTATAAATGAGTAAAGATATGCAAGAATCACAATATCACAGAGAGTGGCATAAATTGA